GAACCTGTCCGGGTGAGCAGTTACAAGGGAAGTACCCTGGAGGTAGGAGACCGTATCGGTCGCCCAGACCTCGGCGTGGACGATACGATCCAGCGGCCAGCCCAATTCCTCTATGGCTCCAAGGCATCCAAGGCTGTCTTTGCCATAGGAGAGACTGAGGACATACTCTTTCCCGTCAGTCCTGTTCATTAGCATTGGCAACCTCCTCATATTTGAGTTTCTGTCCATCCCGCTGGACGGAAACGCCATCGGCGGAGCCGACCTGCTCGATGTACCGCTTGACAATTACGTCGCAGAACTTCTCGTCCAGCTCAATGGTGCAGCAGGAGCGGTCGGTCTGCTCACAGGCGATCAGCGTGGAGCCGGAGCCGCCGAAGGGGTCCAGAACCAGGGTGTTGTTCATGCTGGAGTTCATGATGGGGTAGGCCAGCAGCGGGATCGGCTTCATGGTGGGGTGGTCGCCGTTCTTCTTGGGTTTGTCGAACTCCCAGATGGTGGATTCCTTCCGTCCGGTGTACCACTGGTGCTTGCCCTTTTTCTTCCAGCCGAACAGGATCGGCTCATGCTGCCACTGGTAGGGAGAGCGGCCCAGCACCAGGGACTGTTTCTTCCAGATACACGTCCCGGAGAGCCGGAACCCGGCGTCCGCAAAGGCGCGGCGGAAATTCAGCCCCTCGGTGTCGGCGTGGAACACATAGATGCTGGCATCATCCGCCATCACCGCCTCGGTGTTCTGGAATGCCGCCAGGAGGAACTGGTAGAAGGCATCGTCCGCCATGTTGTCGTTCTTGATCTTCCCGGCGCTGCCCTCGTAGTTTACATTGTAAGGCGGGTCGGTGATGACCAGATTGGCCTTGCGGTCGCCCATCAGCAGAGCGAAAGTCTCTGGCTTGGTGCTGTCGCCGCAGACCAGCCGGTGCCGACCCAGCGTCCACACATCCCCGGCCTTGGTGATGACCGGGGCCTTCAACTCGGCCTCCACATCGAAATCATCATCCTTGACCTTGCTCTGCTGGGCATCCTTGAACAGCGAATCGATCTCCGCAGGCTCAAAGCCGGTGAGGGACACATCGAAATCGGCTCCCTGGAGGTCGGCGATGAGCAGGGCCAGCTTGTCCTTATCCCACTCGCCGGAGATTTTGTTGAGGGCGATGTTCAGCGCCTTTTCCTTCTCGGCGTCCATCTCCACCACCACGCACTCTACCTCGGTGATGCCCATATCCAGCAGCACCTTCAGCCGCTGATGTCCGCCCACGACAAAGCCAGTGGTCTTGTTCCAGATCACCGGCTCCACATAGCCGAACTGCTCGATTGAGCGTTTCAGCTTTTCATATTCAGCGTCCCCTGGCTTGAGGTCCTTCCGGGGGTTATAGTCGGCGGGAATCAAATCCGCCGTGTGTTTCCTCTCAATCACCATGCTGGACTCCTTTCTCAAATCTTGCCCTTCCGGGCCTGGAGCAGCCGCTCCATGACATCGTCCTGGGGCGTAGCTCCGCCGTACTCCCCGGCGCAGTTCTCTTTGACGATCTGGTAAATCTCCATCCACAGCCGGTTGGTCTGGGACATGAAATTCTGGCTCATGGCCACATAGGGGCTTTGGATGGCGTTGCCGGTGGTAGGGTGCTTGGCGAGGAAACCGTACTCGGTGATGGCCTCCTCGCACTGAATCCACCGGGCCACGCTCATGGCGTACCGCTCCAGGAGCTGCGGGGACACCAACGAGGCACACCTGCGCTGGGCCAACCAGTTCCAGGTGGCCTCGTAGATTTCGGCGGCGATGAGCGGCTTGCCGTCCTTTTGGGTAGCGGAGAGCATGGCGGAGGGCTTGGGCATAGGCTGGCCCTCCAGATCGGCGGCGCTGTCGAAGTCGGTGACGGTCAGCCGCCGCCTGCCGGGATTGCCCTCGGCGATCTTGTCCGCCAGGGGCTTTTTCTTGGCCCCAGCGCCCACACGAGCGCCGCCCCGGTTGGTGCCGTCCTTCGCCATGAAAACCACCTCCGTTCTGGCGTGGGGTATATACCCCCTTTGAAACCGCGATTTTGCGCAAATGACCCCGCGCCGTTCCCCACGGGGCAGGGCTGTAGAGATTTGACCCGCCCCTGGGGTCAGTAGGTGTACTCCTTGTTCTGCGGCCAGCGGTCGCCCATCTCCACCGTGATGCGGGAGTGGCATGGTTTGCATAGCGCCATGAGATTGTCCTCCGCATGGGTGCCGCCGTGGGACAGCGGAACGATGTGGTGGATCTCCTCGGTGGGGGTGAGGACGCCGCGTTTGTAGCACTCCTCGCAGAAGGGGTGGGCGGCGGCGTATCGGTCACGGATGCGCTGCCACGCTCTGCCGTAGCGCCGCTTGGTGGCGGGGTCCCGCTGGTAGCGTTCGTAGCGGCGGTTCTCCTGTTTGGCGTGTTCCTCGCAGAACCGTCCATCGGTCAGGTTGGGACAGCCGGGGAAACCGCAGGGGCGGCGGGGCATCTTCGGCACCATGTTCACCTCCATCTGGGCAAAAGAAAAGCCACCGCAGGATTGCTCCCGCGATGGCTGTCCTCTATGCTGTTGTGCTGATTATAATCTTAGCACAGGGGCTGGGTGAATTTCAATGAAAAACCATGCAAACTTTAAGCGGCGGCAGGAATAACCACGCTGGCCAGAGCCTTGCCGTGGAGGATTTGAACATTCCGAATGCTGTATCCCATGTCCACAGCGATTTTCTCCCAACTGAGGAAACACAGATACCGCTTTTCCAGAATGGTCTGGTACTCGTTGTTGCCCACAGCTTTGATGGTGGCGGTGATTTCCTGTTTCAAATCCACCAGCCGGTCGATGTCGCGGTTGATCTCCGACTGAAAATCAATGATCTTGGCGATGGCCTCCTCCATCGTGGAAGATGCGTGGTTGGGGTTGCGGGGCATCCCGGTCAGTGTGGATGTGGCTTTGGTCGCCAGATCATTCAGCGAGGCCACCTGTTGGATTTTGCTGTTAATGCGCAGGTCAAGATATCTGGCCTGAGAAAGATATTCTTTTGCTGTCATTTTTCTACCTCCAGATTTGCTTTCACCGCATCGATCAATGCGGACTGTGTTTCTTCTTTCTTGCTCAGAGCGGTCATGATCCGCTCGTCAATTGTGTCGGCGGCGATGATGTGGTGGATGACCACCGTGTCCGTCTGGCCCTGCCGCCACAGGCGGGCGTTGGCCTGCTGGTACAGTTCCAGCGACCAGGTCAGCCCGAACCAAACGAGGGTGGAGCCTCCCGCTTGGAGATTCAGCCCATGTCCGGCAGAGGCCGGGTGGATGAGGGCCACGGGCAGCTCGCCGCGATTCCACCGGGCGATGCTCTCCGATGTGTCCAGCAGGGAAAACGGGATGTGGAGTTTTCGGAGCCGAGCGGCGATCCGCTCCCGGTCGTGCTGGAACCAGTAGGCCACCAGCACCGGCTTTCCGTTGGCGGCTTCGATCAGGTCTTCCAGAGCGTCCAGCTTTCGGTCGTGTATCGGGAACATACGCTTGTCCTCGCCGTAGACAGCACCGTTCGCCATCTGGGAGAGCTTATTGCCGAGAGCCGCCGCATTCCCGGCATCCACCTCCTCGCCGCCGAGGGAAACCACCAATTCGGAGCGCATGGTGTCGTAGGTCTGCCGCTCCCGCTCGGAAAAGACCACTCGAACCTCGTTGAACACACATTCCGGCATCTGGAGGTGGTCGGTGGCCCGCATGGAGATCGTGATGTCGGAAATTTTCTCCTACAAGCCCCTCCTCCGCTCCGGGGAGGGGCTTGTAGGAGAACACCACCTGACCGTTGCGCTTATCCGGCTGGAAGTACCGAGCGCGGTAGTGGGTGATGTATCTTCCCAGCCGCTGGCCCATGTCCAGGAGCCGGAACTCCGCCCAGAGGTCCATCAGACCGTTGCTGGAGGGTGTGCCAGTCAGCCCCACGATGCGCTTGACGCCGGGACGGACTTTCAGCAGGGAGCGGAACCGTTTAGCCTGGTAGGACTTGAAGGAGGACAGCTCATCGACCACTACCATGTCGTAGTCAAAGGGAAGGCCGCTGTCCTCAATGAGCCACTGGACGTTCTCCCGGTTGATGATGTACACGAAGGCCCGCTGATGCAGCGCCGCCTTCCGCTCGATCTCGCTCCCCACCGCCAGCGACCAGGACAGGCCCCGGAGGTGGTCCCACTTTTTGATCTCGGTGGGCCAAGTGTCCCTTGCCACCCGTAGAGGGGCGATGACAAGCACCTTCCGAATGAGAAAGCTGTCCAGAGGAAGATGGCGGATGCGGGGTGCATCAGGAGGAAATTGGTCGCATAGGTCTGGTATTCATGAGGACTGTATTTCACTGAGAACGCCTCCAATCTGCTCCGGCCTGTCGATGCAGTACACCGAAAAGCCCAGAGCCTCGATTTGATTTTTCCGCTTTACTTGTAGCGGACGCATTTTCTTTCCAGGGGCTTTCAATTCCACAAAGGCCACCTTTCCGCCGGGAAGCAAAACAACTCGGTCGGGTACCCCGTCGAACCCCGGACTTACGAACTTCAAAGCCAGCCCGCCCATCAGGTGAACTGCCTGCACGAGCTTGCGCTCGATTATTTTTTCTGCTGCCATAGTTCCTCCAGATTTACAGAAGGGTGATGACAGTGATGGTTATTTTCTTAAAGTACCTTATAGGCTGTAAAAATAGCCTATAAAGAATTTATAAATGTAACCCTCACCATCGTCACCCCCAGGTTAGTTCAGAAAATCCTCAAACCCAGAATCGGCGGTGCCGAAGTCGCTGTTTTTGAGCTTGAGGCCAAAAATAATCGTCCCGGTCTTGGTGTGTTTGCGCTTGAATCCCGCCAAGTCGAGGGCGGCATAGAACTCCGGCATATTCCGGGCAAAATCGGAGGTGTCAGCACAGTAGGAGCGGTATGCCTGGAACATCTGTCCGGACCGAGCAGTAAAGCCAGTGCCGATCTCGCAGTTGTCGGTGAGGAAATGGGCCAGCCAGTCGTTTTCTTCCCGATACTTTGCGATTGCCGCCTCCACCACCGGGGGCAGAGCGATATGGAACCCCATGTCGATGACACGCTTGGCCCCCTCGATCATCCAGGCGAGGATGGCGGGGCCAGCGTTCTCGTAGAGGTATTCGGCGTAGTTCTTGATGTCGCTGTTTCCGGTGATCCGGGCGTTGAACGGCACCACGATGAGCCGCCGCCAGGTACCGGCATCGATGGCGCCCACCTTGGGCAGATGGTTGGTGTACAGCACCAGCGTATGGCTGGGGACAAAGCTGAACGGGTCCTTGTACTTCTTCTCAGCGTAGACCTCATCGGTGGAACACATCTGCTTTACCGTGGCGGTGTTCAGCCGGGTACCTTCCTCCAACTCGGCGGCGATCACCAGCCGCTTGCCCTTCAGCTCCGCCATCTCCGGCTTGATGTTGCGGCGGTTGCCCACGGTCAGAGCGTCTGAGGATAGATTGCCGCTGTAGGTCCCCAGCACACGAGCCAGCGTATTCCAGAAGGTGGACTTGCCTTTTGCACCGCCGCCAAAAGCGATGATTATATGCTCCTGGTAGACCTTTCCCATTGCTGCCATGCCCACCGTAGCCTATACATAGTCGATGAGAATACCATCTGATCTGATTTCAATATGTCCACATTGTCATAAATCTATGACCATGAATCTCCGTTCCGATGATACCTTCGTGGAGGATGAAGGATGGCACAAGGCAGCTAAGCATTATTCTTTGTTTCTGCAAAGACATCAGAATCTAAATATTGTTTACTTAGAGCTTGGTGTTGGATATAACACGCCTGTAATTATTAAATATCCATTCACATTTGTAATAAGCCAGCTTCATATTACTATGACCTCTCTTTCGTTTGAATTATTGCCTGTAACAGAACCACACGTTCATGTTACGTCATTGCTACAAATCTTTCTTTCCATGTGATTTTGTGTCCATCCCGGGCAGATTTTCTTTAAAATCATGGAGAAAGTGCTTCGTTTCTGTGTTGGGAAATGAACGGAAACACTTGATTTTACTGACTTTCTTCAATGTAACCTTATTATAACGTCCTCCCCAAACCCCGGTTATGTCAAATTAATGTCGCGAACTTTTTTGCCCATTTTTTGTCGAAAAGCCCGAAAAACCTTATATTTCCATAGGGGTAATGTTCAATTAGTGCTAAGCCAGAGGAAAATTGATGTTACATTAGTGCCAAGTTGTTTTGAGTCGAAAAGTTCGCTTTTATTCATCAAAATTCCATTCAATTTCAATCCGCCTGCCTTTATAGGCCGTCACCTTTTTGATAAATACATCGACGGCATCCTGCGTCAGTTCCTCCAGATGAGAATAGCGGATGATCTGTTTCATGTCCTGCTTATTTTTGCCCTTTTCTTCCTTCAGACATTCATACTCTGCCACTACACCGTCTGCTTTGTCTGACAGTTCCTCCATCTGACTTGTCAGGTCATCTGTTCTGGCGCGGTATTCCTGTGCATCCATCTGGCCCGCGGCATAGCGTTCGTATAAACCGTACCTTTCCTTTCTAATAGTATGGTATTGCTTCCGATACCCCTTCCTTTTTCTGTCCAGTTCCTCCAGGGCATCTTTTTGGAACCGCCCCAAGGCCTCTTGCTGCCTCAAAAAATCCCCTCTGCGCATAAGCTCATGATTCAATTCCAGAAGTATGATTTCTTCCAGAAGGGCCGCATTAAAATAGGTACAACAATCTGCTATCTGAAGAATCGCATGTTTTCTGCACCAAAAATAACGAGGTTTCTTACCATTTGATGTTTTCTTATAATTCAAGGAATAACCACACCCTCCACAAAAGATTTTTCCGATTTAAAAGAAG